CAGTCCAGAGAGGCAGCTAAGGTTAGACGGTGAAAGGGTGGAGACTACCCATTTTTCGTGGGGCCGCGGCCGGGGGTGCGGGGTGGGGGAAGGCGGGGGGGGGGTGGGGATGATGACTTTGGGGACGATGCCCCGATGGCACAACAACAGCGCGAGAGCACGAATGCCCAAATCCGCGCGCTGACGGATGGGGATGTGACGAAAGAGCCGCAAGTTCTCGCGACCGATGTGCATCGCGCACTGACGGAACTTGATGCTAAAATGCGTGATGCAGCCACCCTAAAATCACAAAGCCAATGAAGATCTATCTGAACAGAATGCAGCGTGAGGTGCTGAGCATCGGTGCGAAGGACAATGTGGTGGTGGCAGGTCGCGGTACGGGAAAGGGCTTGGTGCAGGCATCGGTGTTGCTGAACGTGGTGCAACAGATGCCGGGGTGCACGGTGGCGATGGTGGCTCCGAGTGTGGTGCGGGCGCTGACGAACACCCTACCCTCGACGAGCATGCACTGGGAGAACTGGGGCTATAAGCGCGATGTGCACTGGTGCATCGGTCATCGTCCGCCTAAGGCTTTGGGCTGGGGTCGCCCCCTGATAGAGCCTTACAGCTATGACAACATCATCTCCTTTTATAATGGATCCATCTGTCAAATCATTTCGCAGGACCGCAAGGGCACGTCGAACTCGAAGAGCTTTGACTTTATCTCCATCGACGAGGGCAAGTTTATCAAGTTTGACCAACTGAAAGATGAAACCTTCCTAGCCAATCGCGGACAGCAGCGGGAGTTTGGACACTGTCCGCTCCATCATGGTATGCTGGTGACGAGCGACATGCCGCTGACCAAAGCCGGGTCGTGGTTTTTGAACTACGAAAAAGAGATGGATCGCGATTTGATCCGTGTGATTGTGTCGCTGAAGTCGGAGCGTGAGGGCATCGCCCACCGGCTGCGGATGGAAGAAGATGCTCCCGAGTATCTGCAGAAGAAGCTCAAGAGCATAGACCGCCAACTGGCCGTGCTGCGGAAGAATGCGCTCTACTATGGTGTGTACTCGACGCTGACCAACCTAGAAGTGCTCGGTGAGTCGTATATTCGGCAGATGAAGCGCGACCTGCCCCCGCTGGTGTTTTACACGAGCGTGCTGTGTATCCCTGTGCGCCAACTGCGAGATGGTTTTTACAGTTCGATGCAGGAGCGCCATCTGTATACGGCAGCCGACTACAACTATCTGGACAACCTCGAATACGACTTTGGCAAGGCAGCAAAGCAAGCCAAGAGTATGGAAGTGGATGCTGACCTGATGCCCGACAAGCCCTTGTGCATCGCCTTTGACTTCAACCGGAACATCAACTGGCTGGTGGTGGGGCAGGTGGACGAAGACCGCGGGAGGATGAACACGGTGAAAGCCTTCTTCGTGAAATACGAGCGCAAACTGATAGAGCTGTGTCAGGACTTTGCGAACTATTACCGCACGCGAAAGAACCGAGAGGTCATCTTCTACTACGACTCGACTGCGCTAGGGTCGAACTACGCGGTGAATGACCGCGACTTTCGGAGGGTGATAGAAGAAACGCTGCGCGCGCAAGGTTGGGTGGTGAAGTCGGTGTATGTGGGGAACCCGATGAACCACGCGGAAAAGCACTTGCTGATCAACCAAGGATTTCAGGGGCAGGGACGACTCACGCCCTATATCAACCAAGACAACTGCGACGACCTGTTGGTGTCGCTGCAGACGGCTGGGGTGTATAACGGCAAGAAGGACAAGCGCGGTGAGAAACTGGCAGAAACCGAGGAAGACCGATTGGAGAGCCGCACGGATGGTTCGGACGCTTGGGACACGCTGTATATCGGTTGTGAGAAATTCCCTCAACGCTCGGCGGGTTTGTTGGTGCGCTCCTCTAACTGGACCTAATCTTTCATTGTCTTGTTGGCATCTTGTTTCTCGTTTGTTCTCGACGTAGTCCACTACGCCATCGAGCAAACGAAAAACAACCTGCTCAACCATCCAATAAAATATGTTCAGGATCTAATGCCAGATGGGGGATTTCTCCATCGGTGATTAGCGCGTGATGGATAATCTCTAATCTAAAAAATAAAGACTTATGTTTGACTTTTATGAGTATCTCTCCAAATTGTTGTCGCGCAATGTGCTGGCACAGCGTGAGGGATTTGTGGTGACGACGTGCTCGGGCATCGACCATCTGGAAGGTGTGCTCGAGCAGATGCGAAGGACTGCGAAATTTGTGTGTCTGAGCGATGTGACGGACGGGAGCACCTTCAGAGAGAGTGGCGGGTGGTTTCAACGGAGAGTGGTGGAGGTGTTTTTCTTGTCGCGCTATCGTGCTGGCGACCGCCAAGATCAGCACCGCCAACTGGGTGTGCTGCGCGAGTTGGTGCGCCAAGTGCAGAGCGGTATCATTCACGATGAGCACTATCTACAAGCCGAGCACAATCTGTATCTGCACCTCGACTCGCTGCCTACGACCGAGCTAGGGGGCATCTATCTGAGTGGTGCTACGGGCATCACGCTGTCGCTCGCCATCGACGAGCCGGTGAGTTTGTGTTATCATGATCAAGAATGGACAAGATGAGCCAAGAGAGATTTTCGCAATATGTGAGCGGATGGCACCGGATGATGAGCAAGATCTGGCTGGACCGGTTGCAGTTGATGGGCGTGTATCATCGCGGTATGCTCCAAGAGAGTGTGCGGTCGATGAGCCACAGTGCGCTGCAGCTGTCGGAGGGGTATCAGATGCGTGCGACGTACTCTTTCTTGACGTATGGGATGTATGTGGATGCCGGTGTGGGCAAGGGTTATCGCCGCGGGAATGGTGGCGACCTGCACTTTCTCGATAAGGCATATCGCAAGGAGCACAAGCTGGGGAAGGCTCGAGAGAAGCGTCCGTGGATGTCGGTGTCTTGGCGGGTGAGTCGTCGTGTGCTGGTGAGTCAGTTGTCGCGCCAACTGGGTAAGGAGTTTATGGGTCTGTTTGTGAAGATGTCGTGATGGCGAATTTGGCTGTGGTGTATTATTTTTCGCACTTTTTGGTCTTAAAACTTGCACGGATGAAAAGTTTGCCTTATATTTGCAGTGTATAAGAATGAGATTCTTGCCAAGCATTACGGCAATGTTGTGCCCCCTGTGCTGAGATCCCACGGGGGGCGCACATTTAATAGAATGTAGTTGTTATGATGTTGATAGAGTTGATAGTGTTGTTTGTATTATTTCTCTTCGCTGAAACGGACGATTAGACAGTTGTATCGTAGCTCTTATATTTGCATTCCATCCATAACTAAGCCTGCCCCCTTGCTGCCCCTCGTGGTGGTGAGGGGGTTTTTCGTAAATCAGTTCGGGTTCTGATGACCGAAGGAGGATTTTTTTGAAAAAAAGTGGGTGAAGGTTTGGTGGATTGAAATGTTTGCCTTACTTTTGCAGTGTTCAATTTTCCTATGTGAGGCTGCTAAGCTCTCACACCCCCCACGGATGAGGACTATTCCTTTTTAGAGATATGCAGCCTGCATCTTATCGTAACCCTCCTTCTATTTCTAAAATAGTGGACACTTGCACCCCTGTTCGATGGTCGTAATAGCCTCGAAAAATTCTCACATAGGATTTGAACAGCAGGACAGGCAGGTGTCTTTTTTTTATACCTCTCTATATGTTCAAATCAACGTATTCCCCCCACCCTATGGCTCCGACAGTGAGCGTGGGTGAAGCGAGTGCTCTATTGGCTGCTGCCATGGGGCGGAGTGTGCGCAGCGCAGTGCGCACGATGTGGAAGAAGCTGGCGCAAGCGCTGGACGGCGACAGCCGGATGGTGTGGTCTGCGCTGGGTGTGCAGCTGTCGCGCCGCGACTTGGTGGACCTGACGCTGGGCAGTGTGCTGGGCGCTGGCGGTGTGATCGCTAGCAATGTGTTGCCCACGTGGCTGGGCTTGGTGGGTGGCTTGTCGCTGCTGGCGGCTGGTGTGCGCATCGCCTGGCAGCCTGGCTCCCGACTACTGAAAAACATTTCCCTCACAGATGACTGATACTACTATGGAACGTCTACGAACAAAGGATGTGGTGGCGATGCACCTGCCTGAAATCAAGGAATGGCGCGAGACTGGATGGTCGCTGGAACGAATAGCTCATCGGCTGGGGCTGGCTCCGAGCAGTCTGGGGCGTGTGGTGAAGCTGTATCCGGAGTTGACTCCGGAGAAGGGTCCGACGCTGCACTCTCTGGTGATGCGTGATGTGGCGAAGATCGAGGCGCTGCGCGCTGAGAAGATGAGCTGGGCTGAGATCGCGATGAAGCTGGAGATGCCTAGCAGCGGTGACAGGCTGCGGGAGATGTATTACAGTGTGTTGGGGTATCTGCGCTCTAGGGAGCGTGAGCCCCAAGTGGACCCTGCGAATGTGCCGTTTATTACTCACCAAAAATACCGATAAGCTATGGACATACACTCAATGAATATCAACCGGATGCCGATGAGTCAGGATTTTCGCAAGATGCCTGCTACGGACGAGGAGACGGAACGTGTGCTGCTGAAGGCTCAGTTTGACCGGAGTTTGCGCTTTATGGAGCGTGCGATGGATATGTGGTTGGCTCACGAGGAATATGGTGAACGTCACTGCTTGCTGATCCCGATGTATACGGACAGCGATGGTCGGAAAATCGGTGTGGTGAAGGGTGAGGTGACTTCGTCGGGCATTGAAAACATGATCGAGATCTTGGAAGCGACCGTGCGCCAGATGCGGGCTAACCACGAGCGGATGCAGCGGGAGAAGGCTGAACAGATGGCTGAACTGCTGGCAAGCGATGATGGGGAGGCTGCTGCTGATGCTGACCTGAAGCGATGGCTGAGGGAGGATGCTCCGTACAATGACTAATAACATAACCGTAAAAAAAAGTATACTAAAATGATTACTCATAACAAAAAGGGGAGAATGGTCATCGTGGACACTGAGGGTCGTTTTCCCGACGCTGAAAGTATTAAGGGTTTGCTCTATGACCTGATCGACTGCCTGCAGGTGTGTGCTGAGGAGGGGATGACGGTGCCTCACTTGCATCACTTCTTGACGCTGC